ATCGTCTGCGCAATAACCCAGACCGGAATGTGCGCCGTATGGGCGGAGAAATGACTGACGCGTTAGATGATTTTATCACTAACACTGAGAACGCATCTACGGTCAGCAGAACTGCTATGAATGTCCCTGAAGTCGCAGCGACATTTCAGAACGCTATTAACACCTATAGGGCGCTGAGCCAAAGCACCGAAGTTGAACAGGCCATCGCAAGAGCGGCTAAAAAGTCGGACTTCGGCTCGGCTATTCAGACACAGATGAACCGCATCGCGGATAATCCGCGCCGGCTCAATCGATTTACGCCTGAACAGCGCGAAGCTATCAAATCTATTGCAGCGGGCGAATTTGCGCCAGGAATCGTCAGCGAACTTAGCAAGTTCGCGCCTAGCATGAGCGTGCCTGGTCTGATTAAAGGCGCGGCCGCTGGCGGCGTAGGTTACGCAGGCATGGCGGCCGGACTGCCGGTTGTGCCAGCGGTTATGGGTGGGCTGGCGGCTGGAGGTTTGGCAGCCAGTGCAGGACGGAACCTTTTGGCGCGGGGTATGGCGCGTAATCTTGCAACGGCTACGCGCGGCGGTCAGATTATTGCACCGACGCAATATCCAAATGAAGCTCTCAGACTCCCTGCCTTTGCGCAGGGACTTAACGCGATGGCACGATGACCAAGTTCAACTCAACCAGCATCCGCCGCATGAGCGGCGTTGACCCCCGCCTCGTGGCCGTCATGAAGGCGGCGCGGGTAGCTAGCCCGATCCCATTTGAGATCACGGAAGGGCTGCGCGACAAAGAGCGCCAGCGGTATCTTGTCCGCACGGGCAAGAGCCGCACGATGAACAGTTACCATTTGCGCGGGAAGGCCGTGGACGTGGTGGCCATGCCCGGCGGCAAAGTCTCTTGGAGTCTGGCCGATTATCGGGCTATTAATACGGCTGTGCAGAAGGCGGCAAAGGCCGCTGGCGTTACGATCACCTGGGGCGGCTCGTGGAAATCTATTGTGGACGGTCCACATTTTCAGATCGAGGGCTGACATGACACTGGGCGGCGCACTGGGCGTTATTACAGCGGGCGCGCTGGCGCTTGCTTCGGCTGTCTTCTGTGTCGCCAGCTCCATGTCATTAGGTGCTACCGATCCCAAAGAACGTCAGGACGCCGCACTATCGGCGTTGTGGTCTTTAGTCGCGCTGGCGCTCTGCGCAGCGGCGATCCTGACACTTACCGGCTGCGCGAGCTTATACCACGCATGTAAAGACGGCCTCTGCCGATAGGAGAACCACTATGATGAAGAACTGGATGACGACCGTTCCCGGCGTTCTGGCGCTGATGACCGTTCTTTGGAACGCCTGGCAGACCAAGCATATCAACTGGGAAGACTTGCAGGGCGCGCTTGTCGCCGTCGGCCTGATCGCCGCCAAAGACTGGAATGTCACCGGCGGTGACAAGTCGCAGTAATGATGCACCCCGATCACTTTGACATGATCCGTATCATGATCTTGGCCGGCCTGACCGCCGTGATCGGGGAGCGTATGGCCAAGACTGGCCTCCATCTCTGGCATCTGGCATCCCCATGACCGTTCTTTATATTGGCGTCGTTGTCGCGGCGCTTGTCGTCGTGCGTTGGCTGATCGAAACTATTAAACGCGACGGCGAGCTTCAAGCCAAACTTGACCAGATGGGAAAGGACGCCGAGATAGCCGCAAAGCGCGCCGAAGAGATGCTGAAGGAAAAAACCGTTGAAGACACAGCACGCGATCTGGATAGCGGCCGCTTTTAGCTTGTCGGCGTGCCAGACGACATCCGGCGGCTGCCCGCCGCTCGTGACCTACAGTGCGGAGACACAGCGGCTTGCGGCTAAGGAGCTGCGCGCGTTGCCAAAAGATAGTCAGGTTGCTAAGCTTGTGGTAGATTACGGGAAGATGCGCGCCGCTTGCCGGATAGGGGATGGATCGTGAGCGAAGAGGCCCAACGGTTCCTAGAAGCATTGAAAGAATATGGTGCGCTTATGTCTGCGCCCGTGGGTGTGTTGGGCTTTCTGTTCGGCCGACGCAAGGCTGCCGCGGAAGCAATCGCGCTGGAGATCGGCGCAGAAACCGCCAAGCTGGACGGCATAACCCGGCACTTTCAAGCACTGATCGACGGCTATGAAAGCCGCGTAAAGGATTTGACAGAAGAGATAGAGGCGCTGCGCGACGAGATCAAAGAACTTCGCCAGGCGCTAGACAAACGCCCCCGCGTTTAGCGAGGGCGCTGTAGGTTACTCGGGCTTCGTCGCCTTGGCGGGCTTACGATTCGCCTTCTTCTGATACTCGATATATTCCGTGCCGTTCTTTGACGCCATGTAGTCTTCGGCAAACGTCGCGGCGAACAGCTCATAGTTCACAGCGTCAACGTGGCTGTCCAGATGCGACGGCGACGCAAATGCGCGGGCGTTCTTCACACAAGCCAGAATGATAGCGATCTCGTAAGGGTGAAAGTCGCGGCCCAGTCGCAGCGACGCGAGATCGGCGATCAACTGGAAATTGTTCTCAATCCCCCCGTAATTAGCCCCGCGTTCCGTCACGATGTCGCCGGCCATTTTTAGCAGTTCTTGCGGTGTCATTTATTTCCCTCAACAAATCGGCCCGCTCACGCAACATGCGCAGCGTCGTGAAACGCTGGTGCAGGCGTATAATGAACGTAGACCGCCGAGCGTTATGGCGCTCGTCCTCCAAGAGATCGGATATCTCTTGTTCCGTTAGGCGTGTAAGCTTCGCGCAAAGTTCCGGCCAATTCACTTCAGTTCCTCCAGCGCCAGCTCAGCCAAAGTCCGTTTATCGTGTAACGCCGCAAAGATGCGGTCGTCAATCGTTTTGTTACAAAGGATAACGTAGCACCACACATCGCGGTTTTGCCCGCTGCGGTGCAGCCGTCCTACGGTCTGCTCGTAAAGCTCCAGCGACCACGGCACAGACAGGAAAACTATCTTGTTGCCGCCAAACTGTAGATTGAGCCCGTGACCGGCGCTCTTGGGGTGAATGGCAAGCAACTGTATTCGCCCTTCGTTCCAGTTCTCGACGGCACCATCTTCGTCTATGGTGGTAAGTTTATAGCGCCGTTTAAGTTCGGCCAGTTCTTCCTTGTAATTGTAAACGACGATGGTGTTGTCGTGCTGGTTTTCGGTCAGGATGTCGTCAAGCACGTCGAACTTTTGGCTACCAAACCAGTGTGGCGCGCCGGCGCTATCGTAGGCAAACCCAGACGCGAGCTGTTGCAGCTTTTGCGTGACGACGGCCGCAGTCGGCGCAGACACAATATCCTCGATCACGAAGTCTTTCTTCATCGCCTCGTAAGGCGCGCGGTCCTCTAGATCGCATCGCATCTCGACGACGTGGAGCGGAGGCAGCTTGTCCTTATACTCGCCCGGCTCCAGCACATAAGTCGCCGGTCTAATGGCGTCCATGACCTTGGGCAGCGCGTTCGGGAGCGGCGTCCAGTCGTTATACTCGCGGTTCGTGCAGTAGAAATACTGTTGCAAGAACGCGCCTTTAGAGCGACCAAGCAACGTCTGATCTATGACCTTGCACTGGCCGAATACGTCTTCTAATCCGTTCGACGTAAACGATCCGGTCAAGCCCCATCTGATCTTGAACTGGTCCAATATCTTCATCAGATGTTTAAACCGTTTGCCGCTCGGGTTTTTTAGCCGCGTCAATTCGTCAAAGATGATGCCGTCAAAGTCTTTCGGATCGATCGACGGTATATTGTCGTAGTTCGTCACAACAATATCAGCGTCCGACTCAAACGCTTTCTTGCGTTGCGCGGGCGTGCCAACGGCGACGGCGATGGACAGATGCGACGCCCACTTCGTCACTTCTACCGGCCACACAGACAGGCACACACGCTTGGGCGCAAGCACAAGCCAACGGTCGCAATGCCCGCGCAGCGTCATGTCGGCCATGGCTGTGAGCGTGATCGCCGTTTTGCCCGCACCGACTGGCGCGAGGATCATGGCGCGGTCGCGGCTGAAGAGGAAGTCGGCGGCTTCGTGTTGATACGGTCGTAAGTCCATCGGTCTACGTTCTCTTTATTCCACAGACAAGCATAGTTTTGGTTCAGCTTCCGCATGTCTTCTGCGAACAGCTTTTGCAACGCGGACAGCTTGCCGCCGTCGCGTTTCAGTTCTACAAACCACGTCTCGCCGTTCGGCAAGCACACGATCCTGTCGCTTACACCACGGTTCGACAAGCTGTTGAACTTGTAGGCAATTCCGCCAAGTGATTTGACGGACTTGACGAAGTAAGCTTCGATTTCTTTCTCCAGCATAAAAATATTTGTTGCACAGCGCAGCGCGGTTGTCTAGTCTGCAAATCATCAGAGAGGTTCGGTAATGTCACACAGCAAAATAGTCGGCGGTTCGACCGCCAAACGTCTTATCAATTGTCCGGGCTCACGGGCGCTTGTCGAGACGGTTCCACCAAAGCCCACAAGCAGTTACGCCGAGGAAGGGACGCGATTGCACAATGCGATGCACGCGATCCTGTCTCTAGACGAAACCATCGACTCGTTTGACAACAACGAAAAGTTAAGATTTGCTCTCGACTCTTTGAATGAGATCGACCCTAACCGCGGCATGGAGTTTCAAACCGAAGTCACGGTGCATTTCGGAGGGTTTCTTGCTGGCGTATTCGGATCATGCGACTTGCTTGGCCGTATTGGCAATCGTGCAATTCTACTCGATTGGAAGTTTGGTGATGGGGTGGCGGTGGATGCTGAAGAGAACGATCAGCTTCTCTTCTACGCTGCTGCTGCTATGCGCACCGCCGAAACACGTTGGGCGTTTGAAGGCGTCACTGAGATCGAAATGATTATCGTGCAGCCGCCGCGTGTTAGCCGGTGGCTTACGACGCCCGGTCGCGTGAAGGCGTTCGAGCGCGTGCTGTTCGACGCCGTGCAAGCTTCGTTTAAGCCCGACGCGCCGCTGAAGCAGGGCGATCATTGCCGTTGGTGCCCGGCCAAGGCCGTGTGCCCCGAGGTGACTGGACAGCTTGAGCGCGCGGTGTCTACAAAGATCGCCGCTATTGACCCGGAGAAGATTGGACATGCTTTGGCGTTTGCGCAGGTTGCGGAAGAATGGGCTAAGAGCGTTCGTGAAATGGCGCAAACGATGCTGGAG